ACGTTCGTCAATATAGTTTTCTTGCTTTTTAGGCAATTCGCTTGTTTCGGGATAAAGACCAGTCTTGATGGTTTGAATACCTTGTTCGGGAGTAAGGATACCAAGCTCGATAAGTCGAGTAGTAACTCTCTGTAGTTGAACTTCGTCTTTGATATCGATTTCTTGAAAGCGCACCGTGGGGAACTTTCTGAATCCTAAGTTACGGCACACCATCTTTACTTGGGGAACCAAGAAATCATTTAAAAATGCATTCCGTGCTTCTTTTAATCTTTCCAAGAAGATTTGAGCCTTGACTTGGGTATTGCTATACCGCTCATGGCCAACCACAACATTTTGTAGAGCTTCCTTGATGTCCCTATCTACAATCTCATATTTTTGCGGGCCAAGAACTTTATTTAAATCTGGAATAATAAATTCAGCTTTGGTGGTATAATCGCTTACTAAAACTCGCCCAATGCTTTCATTAGAAAACAAGGACTGCATCGCCTTGAGGTTGTGATGGTTGATTCCTCCCTTGTCAGGAGTATTACCCATTGTGATCAATAAAATAACATTCTCAATAGTACGAGTAACCGCTTGGTCCACCTTCTTAAGCTCTAACTTCCAGTTTAAGTCATCTAATACTGGAAAACCAAAAGGAATGGCAAATGGCTCATAATCTTGTTTTTTATAAAAAGAAAAGTTGAGCTTATCAGGATCAAGCTCCATTGATATTCCATCATAACCATAACCACCTGACTTAATTAACTCTTGAGTTTTCTTGGGTAAGCTTTCTAAGACCTCTTGATCATATTCGGTCTTAGGCTCTTGCAGTCTTTCCAATTCAAACTCGGAAAGTATTTTTCGATAGACCTGACCATGGAAGTTGGTAGACCTAACAGTTGCAATATCATAAGGGTTAAGCAAGATATACTTGATGGGAATTTGGCCCGGCTTTAAAAACTCCGATCCATAAATAGTGGACATCCTAGCAAAGTCTTCGGTAGTAAATTTACTATCAAGCCTATAAAGAAAAACATTGCCACTTCTATAGTATTCTCTAAAGTATTGATCTTTTAAATTCCATACTTTAATCTTCTGGAGCCACTTATCGATAAAGTTTCTGGATTTCTCTGTGCCACCCTCAATATAAAGTTCCGTATTAGCAAACTCCGACATAATGTCAATAACATTACGAAAGATAGGAATATTAGCATAAGCTTTCTGACATAATAAAATACAATCCCTAACATCCGCACCGGTCTTGGTATAATGATATGGTAACAGCCCTTCGCGAATATTAGCATACTTCCACAGCTTTGGGGCAATAGCACTGTTATTCAGCCTTGTGTTGGTTCTGGATACTGCACTCGACTGAGATCCAGCCCTGTCATAAGCTTGAGAGGTTTGGGTGTAGTAACCTTCTCCTGCTAAGATAGGATTCCAAAGTGGCTCCTGTCCATTCATTTGCTTGGTGAGATCTTCCAGATTGTTATTCTCACCCTCAAATCTTTTCCAGTATTCGGACTTCTTTGTATACTTACGTTTACTCATGTAACGATAATACACGAAACAAAAGCAAAAGTCTAATAAAAGTTAAAAGTTAACTTTGAGACTTTCAGGCAACAAACATAGGAGTGAAGGTTGTCTCTACAGGATCCCTCTTTATATTAGTGATATCGTAATATGTTTTTATCATCCAATTACCTAGAACCAAAGCCGAATAGGAGTCCTTGCGAACTTTATCAGCTCCTGTCTGTCTTCTGAGGTTATCTGGTAGGTCAAATGTCTGTGTCCCTTGAGCAGTTGTCTTAATTTGAATTAAAGCACATTGAGCCTTGGTTCTTTCCATCATGTCGTACTGATGTTCTACGAAATCAATCATTTTCGCTGCATCGCTTTGTTTCTCTTGGGCATCTAGACCTCTAAGAAATTGCAACTCCTTGATGGGGATTCTTTTCGCTCTTTGCCTTTGGTAATCATCATTAACTGCCCTAGCTCCAAAAAATATTCTTTTGTGGTCAAAGTTTGCCTGCAGAAGCTCGTTCGCTTCTCTAATCCACCGAGAAGTAGGCTTTCGGAGAATACAAGGGACTTCCTTGTTTTCTAGTGCAGTATTCATTTCTCCCCGCGCTTTTAGTAGGGAGTCTTGGTAGCTTTCTATTTTATCCAGCTCAGTAGCTAGAATGCCAAACCGAATAGGACTATCCTTAAACAGCCGACTTTCTTTACAAGCATTTATAAACTGCACCCCACCATTATAGTCACCTACAATAAATTTAATATTAAAACGATTTAATAAATAATAAAAATAAAAGATGTGGTCCTTGAGCCTTCCCCCAGATAGGGCATAGTTGTGGACTAGGGTGCCCGTTTTGCTTGAGTTGTTTAATTTGAATACCTGAATAGCGAAATCGTCCGAACTCTCTGTCTCGGCCCAGCTAGGGTCAAAAGAGAGGATGTATTCATCGCTAGGCTCGCCTGCTACTTCCACACAGGGGTTATCTCCATCTGGCACAGTACAATTAGCCATTTTGGAAATTTTGAAGTACCCCGAACTATCATCTGTAAAAACAGCCCCAAATTCTCGATCAAACTGGCTTTGGCTCATACTTGCCCTTGCTTGGTTTATGAGATTCTGGTCGTAAAGCTGCTGGGGAGCACAATCATAACTAAAATGCATAATTGCCCGGTGAGCATTTCCATCCTCGGGAATCTGGCCGGTAATGAGGTGCTCAAACTTTTCATACAGTTTGTACATATATTCAAATTTGTACGATGCCGATGATAACATTATAAGTTTATTATTAGGCCACACATGACGATCTTCCTCAGTCATTCTTCCTTCTTCGATCATCTTGGTTTCCAAATTATAAAGTTCTTCACGTTCAGTTGGGTTTTCAACAACCGAAAGGAACGGTACAATAACTTCATTATAAATTCTTTCAGGCATCAGCAGAAACTCATCAATAATAATTCGATGAAACCTAAAGCCCCGAAGTTTCTCGCCGTCTCCAAGCGGTAAGGCGTGAATGCGACTCGTGCCTATCTCTAAGGTCCACTGGTCGTTATTCTTCGCTTTTCGAGTAACGCACTGCGCTAACATCGCCGCCTCGGGCTTTGCAAGAATATCTTCTATTTTTTTAAATATCATTTTAGACTGACGAAAAGACTTGGATATAATGCCAATTTCAACCCCTTGGTTGAGGATGGCATCCAAGAAAGCAAAAACACCAGTAGTAAATGATTTAGACATACCACGAGACCATACGCCCATAAAATAATCAGATTCAAGCATAGCCTTAACAGCCATATGCTGAAAAGGAAATAATTTAATACCACTAAGCATATCCACTGCAAAAGTAGTATTACCTCGAAGAAATTTATATAAAAGAAGCTTAGCCTCTCGCTCTTCAAGAAAACCCTTCTTGGCGAGAATCTCTTCGTTTATCGAAGAAGAGTATTTATCCCTCTCCTGTTGCTCTCCAGCTATCCAAGTCATTGTTATCTATAAAATATTGCAAATCAACGTTCCAAAGCTTTTTGCCGTAATAAAGCAACTTAGGAATAATTAATTCAGAATTAGTTCTGTTACCAGTAAAAATAAATTGGCAATGACCACGAAACTCGTGGGTCAACATTCTCATGTTGTGCCATACATATGCAAGGTTGCTTTTGTGTGGGCCAAAGTTATTATTTCTTGCTATCGCTTGGAGAGAGCTTTCAATAACAATATATAAATAAGCATTGAAGTTTTTTGCTCTATGTAACTCTCGCTGAAACCTTTTGAACCCTCCAGCCATGGTGCCCTTGAAGTCCCCCTCGCTTTTGCGGTCAACAAATGTATAAGTATAGTAATCCCCTCCCATTGTGTAATCGCCAAAGTCCAGCTTCAATTCTTTGCTCTGTTTAAAAGAAAGAGGCTTTTGTTCTCGGGTGTCTATGTAGATTGGGATTTTTTCTATTAAATTATTCTCCTTGAAGAAATCCTGTTTGATTCCTTGCCAGTATATTGGTTCAAGGCCAAGCTCTTTACAAGCTTGTCCATAACCGCCGAAATTCTCCTTATACAAATCAATTGGCGGTAGTTTATTTATTTCTATTTCTAGATGATTAGGTGCATACTTTAATTTCTTTTGATCTACCCTGTTCTTTAGTTGTTTTATTATGTATTCTTTTACTTGTTGTTTATGTGTTGAAATAGTCGAATTTGTTCTTATAGGGAAGGGGATCACCGGTAAGCTTGTTATACCGAGGGTAGTGCTTGGTATAGTATTCGGCCACAGTTAACTTGTGGACCTTTATATGTTTATGCAGGGCAGAGTCAGACTTAAACTCTTGCCCGCATTCTGCGCAGACGACTTTTTCCATAAACCTCTATTCTTATTATATAAAAAAAATAGAGTATTTAAAGTTAGGTCATTCCATAGAAGCCACTCAAGCTTCGAGCATCTCCGACTCCCGGGTAGGGAGCTGATCCCGAAAGGGTTATGCCTGCATCTGAAGCAGCTTGGTATAATCCCGAGATACTATAATTGTCAGCACCTACAGACCCTCCTTGGTTAACGATATAAGTACGTACAGCACTCATGGTTACAGGACCACTACTCTCAAAGCCTCCGCCGGGTGCAGGAGTCGTCGTAGTGGTAGTCGTCGTAGTGGTAGTCGTCGTAGTAGTCGTGGTAGTTGTGGTAGTAGTAGTTGTCGTAGTGGTAGTAGTGGTGGTAGTCGTTGTCGTGGTAGTTTCGTTGATAGTTAACGAAAGGGCCACAAAACCACCACCAGTTCCATTTTCAGGAGCACCAATTCCCACTACGTCTCCATCTTCATTAAAACCAATACCCTCACCAAAGTCTCCACTTAAAGTAGTTAAAGTTCCAGCCAACTGCCATGTGGAACCATTAAATTTATAAACTAGAACTTCGCCTGAATCTGCTGAAGCATCAGGGCGGCCTATCAACAGAATAGTCCCATCGTCACTAAGCGCTAGCCCCTTCTCTCCCCATGATGTGCCCTCCAATGTTGACCCCTGTTGAGACCACGAGCCACCACTTTCAGCATAAACAGTAACATTTCCACTACCTCCATAAGCAATCTTATCTCCCGAGTTGTTTAATCTAATTTGATATCCGATACCATCGTTAGTGCCGCCAGTAAATGTCTCATCTAGGCCCCATGAACCCACACTATAATCATAAACCTGTACCCTCCCACGGTTGGAATTATGACTAATATCACCAATAGCAACTCTAGTGCCCGAACTATTTAAAGCAACACTCCTCACAGTGCTGCTCATCTTGCTACCCAAGATAGCCCAACCTGTTGTTTCTTCGTAAACAGATACGCCAGCAGAATCCCCGAAGGCTACAACATCACCATTATCATTTATGGCGACTGCATTTCCTAAGGCCGTGGGGCCACCACCACCACTAAAGGTATTATTTAAGTCCCAAGTAGATGTTCCCGAGTTCCAGTCGTATACTCGTACTTCTCCATCACCACTACTAGCACCTTCCATCCCAACCACAAGCCTATCACCAGCTTGATTAAGGGCTAATGCAAATCCCAACTTATTGCCAAGCCCACCCTGTATATCTGAACCTAATTGCGACCAACTATCGCCACCGGAATCATACTGATATACTTCAACACAGCCACGCTGAAAAGCAAAATTGTCTTCAGCAGTAATTGCGATAATGGTGCCATCACCATTTGATGCAACTCGTATTCCAAATCTATTATTAGCTGTAGGGCTACTTATAGTAGACCATAGTTGAGTGGTGCTTATGCTGTATGACATGTCTTTATATACACTTAAATAACATCTTCTTTCCGTAAACCTAGTACTCTAGCTTTCCAGTCAGGCATGGACTCCAATAAATCGGCCTCTTCACTTACGGCAGCTTTTTGCATTTCCGCTATTTTTATCATTACTTCTCTTTCTTCTTCTTCTTGAAAGAGTTGTACTAGATTTAGTATTGAGGCATTTTGTTGTTGCTTGTTTTGCACACGCTTTGCTCTGTCACCATTTAGTCGAGTGATAAGGCTTTCCATTCGCTTCTCGCATTGGTTGTACTCTTCGCTCTTGGTCTTCAGTAGTTCGGCTAACCTAACCGTCATGTCTCGCTGGTCTTCGCACTGCTCAAACATGTGGTTAAGCTTGTCGATGGCCTTCTGAATATTCATCAGGTTAATGTAGTCGATACAAACATTAATGTATAG